TATTCAATCAAGCGCTCAGCAGCAATGTCTGCCCTTTCGTCAAAGCCCTTAACACGGTTGCCCTTCACCTCCATCTTGAAATCACCCTCAATCAACGTAAAGCTAATCTGGTCCTCGTTCTTCGTCTGCCCATACTCGCGCATCACACCGCTGAAGGCCTTAACCTCCCCCTCAAGCCAGTCATGAAAGTCCGTTACGTCATCCACAACCTCCATCAGACGGTAGCTCACGTCATTCATCAAATCCTTTCGCAGGCTCTCATAATTCGCCCTGCGGCTCTCAGCCTGGGCATTCTTCTGTCTCGACACCTCCGCCATCAAAGCGTCCAATTCCTCCGAGCTCATACCGCTCAAATCAATCTTCTTCACAGCAGAGCCACCCTCAGCAGCCGCAGCCGCATTCTTCTTTTCTTTTTCCATAATAAAAACAATTTTAAAACATTAATAAAATAACATTATAACCTAACTATCTTAGCAACACTGCCGGCACGCGGCTTCAATCCGCCATGGCTCCCAATAGCACGCAATTTCACAGCCACAGCGTCCAGCTCATCCTCCGTCAGGTAGTAAAAAGCCTTACCAGCTATGCGCCTGTCCTCGCAGAAAGCATTCACACGAGTCCAGTCCAAAGTGTCGATACCCAAACCCTGCATCAGCTTCAAAGCCACGCTACGCTTCTTCCGCAGCGCCTCCCTGTTCGTCACCTTTTCGTAAAGAGCGTCGCACAATAGCCGATACTCCAAGTCCGTCATCTCCTTCAGGCTCTCAGTCCTACCGCTCGTGTATTCCAATACCAAGCTCTTCTTCAGCTCATCAGACTCCATGCCGCAGCCATAGCCACCCGACACAGCCTTGTTCAGCAAACTCCAAAACCTGTTATAATTCTCCATCGTCTTTTTCCTTTCTCAAATCTCAAATCTCAAATCTCAAATAGATCTGCCGCGCCAATACCACATCAAATCACTCACACAGCCATGAAACTCCTTATACTCAAAAAAAGCAACATGACCCAAAGCCTTAATCAGCAGACCAACAGTCAGCAGCACACGGCTAATCACACACAATACAAATGCCAGCACGTATGCAGTCATCTTGCACGCAAACATACCGCAATTCTTCAAAAAACCCAAGAAGCTCTTCATAATCTTCTTACTGATAACACTAATCTCTTTCATAATACAAAAATTTTAAAACGTTAATAATATAATTCCTTTTTCTCTCTAATCCTCCATCATTCATTCTCCATCTTCTTTTCAGCTCCTAACTATTAATTTTTCATTTTTCATTTTTCATTCTTTTCAGCTCCTAACTATTAATTTTTCATTTTTCATTTTTCATTTTTCATTCTTTTCAGCTCCTAACTATTAATTTTTCATTTTTCATTTTTCATTTTTCATTTGATGCGACAACAAAACGCGAGCGGTTTGTTGTCCGCATCACGCCCTCCTCCCATACCACATACCCGCCACCGGCATCCTCCGTAAAACGCCCCTGGCAGTAAGCCACGAAACCAACCACTCTAACCTTGATGCCAGCCATATAACGAAGCCTCGCAGCAGCCTTACCCAATGGCTGACCCTTATACTCCTGGCTGATAAAAATAAAGCTCTTCTTCGGAAACTCATTCACCAAGCGTTTAGCATCCTCATACCCCCAGCCAGCATACTGAAAACTGTCAACAATCACAAAGTGAGGACTCCGGCTCCGCTTCAAGCGCTCCTCCACCTCCGCAATGCTGTCATCCAAAGCAACCCTGAAACGACCCTGAACCTCATTCATCTTCTCCCGCTCCATCCGCTCCTTAAAGCTCTGGCTGATACCCTCCTCATAACTCAAGTAAAGCACGCTGCTATACTCACACAGCTTCTTCGCAAGCTGCATAACAAAGCTGCTCTTGCCGCTCGCGCTCTGACCGCTCACAAACCACGTCTCACTCCAAGCAGGATCACCAAAAGGACCACGCCATTTCATGTCCTCCCAGCCTATCGTCTTCCATACCTTCTTCCTAATATCCTTAGGGCTATATGCACGCTTCATATTCAATCATTTAATTGCCAACAACAACGCCGGAACGGCGTGTAATTCTCAATTCTCAATTCTCAATTCTCAATTGCAGCTACGCTGCGCCGAGCCTTCTCAATCTCAGTATATACACGTCTCAGGCCACCACCGCTCTTCCTCACTATCATACCAATGTCGCAACCCGACGGAGCATTAGCCTCTGCCACCACACGAGCCTGGCACATCAGAAACTTCTCACGCTCCTTACCATCATCCGGAGTAACACGGCTATAGCGGTCGCCAAAACGAGAAAGCATCTCAGCATAGCCCACCTTCTGGCCCTCCACATTCCGCGTTATCTTAGCCTTCAGACCGTCAGCACCCATCATATACCAGCCGCAGCACCTTTCCGTCGCGTTCCACAAAGCCTTCAATTCCAAAAAAGCCTCATACTGCAAATCGCCAGCCTCGTCCAATATCACCAAAGGCTTCTCAATACTCTTCAGATAATAAACCAAGTCATCGTAAGTGTCATAGTAATTACCTATACTGTTCACACCAAACTCCCTCGCAATCTTCCGCACCAATTTCCGCTTCGTCTTAACCTGGCTGCAGTCCACATATACCGCATTCCTATGAGTCTTCACATACTCACGAGCCGTGTAAGTCTTGCCGATGTTCGGAATATCACACAATATTGAGCTCAAACTGCCACTCTGGCACATCTCCAATTGAGCCTCCACATACTTCCACACAGCAGTCCTCGCGCTCTTCCAGCTGCCCTCGCCCTCTAAGCTCACACCAAGCCTTCGCGCAATGCCAAGCCAGTTAGCGTCGCTCAGCATCCGCTCAGTCTTGCCGCTCTTCAGCACACTGTAAACACTCGTCGTGATACCCAAGCTCGCAGCATGTTTCGCATCGCTCGGATAATTCACCCTGTTAGCCGCAACAGCAGCCAAAACCCTCTCTCTAAACTCTTGCGTAATCATATTCAAATCTCCTATATTTTTAAATTATACATTAATTCCTTTAAAACCGGGGCTACCATACATCACGCACACGCCCCGAAAAAAACTGATAAAACTAAATTACTAACAAACTAAAACCAATATTACAAATTAAAACTTAAACTAAATAACTTAAAACAAGAAACTAAAAAACCGTCCTATTCTCACGAACCGCAAACGGTCCATCCTAAAAAGTTACATGTCAGAAGAATAATAGTAGTATCAATAATAAAGTCTATATATCCTCAATACCGGCCATGCACCAGTCCCTTTCTTCATCCGGAGGACCACCCACCATAAAACCGGCATCCCAGCCATCCATACCACCTGCGGCAGCATCCATACCACCTGCAGCAGCATCCGAAGATCTCTCCGCAGCTGTCCTCTCAGATGAGAAGCCCTCCGATGGGCAGCTTCCCGATGAGCAGCCTTCCGATGAGCAACCCACTTTCGCCACAGCAGCACTCCTGTCATTCACCCACTTCCCAAACTTCGATATCTTCTTCATCTGTTCCGTCATAATCCTTTCATCCTCCGCCGTCATCTCACAGCGGCTCGTGTTATAAGTGCCAACCCTCTCCAGCTTGTCTATAAACCTTCCATCCTGGTATATCCACACATCATCAACACTTCCATCCTCACCGGGAAGCCAGTAAGCGTCCACCTTCCAGTCATTCACCCCAAGCCTCTCCAATGCCTCCGGGCAGCTAAGCCACCAGTCCTCATACATCACCCTGCAGTAGCTGTTCCGCCGCACGCTCGTCCGCACATGCTCACCGATATAACGAGCCAGAACAGCACGGTCCACAGGCTGCAAATTCGGATTCATATTGCCCTCCAACACATCCCATCTCGTCATACCCGGATATTTCTTCTGGTTCGGGTGCAAACCGTTGTTCCACTCCTCTATATCTTTCAAGTCATCAGCAATCAACTCATCCCACGTATAATACTCCCGGTCCTTCCAGCTCTCATTCGTCTCATCACTCACCTTCACACTCTCCACTCTCGTCTGCCTCAACTTGCCATAAAACCTCCCTATGCCCAAGTGATTCCTGTGCTCCACACTCTTCTTCTTCGCACCATGCAACACCTCAGCATACTTCTCCTGAGAATTCAGCGGAGCGCAAAACCTCACAAAAGGAAACATCACACCAGCCTTCAAAAAACTCTCCTTCCACTGGCTCATCAAGTGATTCTCCACTTCCACCTCAGCAGGGCAATTCCAACCCTTACGCTCAATCAGCCTGAACATATTCCGAAACATCTCCACCACCAAGTCCACATTCTTCACTCTGTTATAGGCCACGCCAACCACAGCCTGACTCGCCACATCGTATGCATAATAAGCCTTCGGACGAGCCTTCGTGTCCGACAGCTTCCTCGGCAAATCACGGTCGTCAAAGCTAATCTTGCTGAAACTCCATTCCGGAGCATGACGGTGAGCGTGAGGAGCCTCCTGATGCATAAAACCGCTCCAGCTCAAACCACGCTTCTCCAGCAACACACGGTTCTTCGGCTTATTCAGCACATTATTCACCGTCGTCTCACTCAATACCAAAGGCTCACCACGACCATCCACAAAGTCATCCGCATTCATCAACTCACCAGTCTCAATATCCCACACATCCAACGCACCCAATACAAAGTCATTATACATCTCAGCCACGCTCGTGTTAAAAGGCTTCTCAGGCAAACAAGCAATGCTCAATATCAGCCGCTCCACCTTCACATTCACCTTACGAGCCGACTGGTTCCCGAACTTACCGCTCAGCAAGCACCCGTAACCCAACCGCTCATACTCATTCGCCTTCTTCCTGAACCTTAAAGCAGTGCAAGGCAAAGTATGACCCAGATTCGACTTCAGGCAAACTATAGCATCAGCCATCATATCCCAATTATACTTGCCGCCAAACAGCTTCTGAGCAGTCCGCGCACGATTGTAAAGCTTCAGGCAGCAATTCAACACACTCGCATTCACAGCATACTCCCTCACCTTCTCCGGCCGCAGCTCCAAACCACACTTGCTCGGACTGCTGAAATAAGCCACAGCACACTGATCCAACTCATAATTGCTCATCAACCAGCCCGCAAGCCTAACCTCATCACCACCAGGATACATCTCCATAACTTCTGCCCTCAATCCGCTCGGCAAACTCTCAACAGATACCAATGCCTCCCTGCCGTTGCCGCCCCTACGCACAACAGTCATCCTGCCACGCTTACAATTATTCTTGTAAACATCAAGCGTCATCAGGCCGCCCTCAATCAGCTCACGGGCGCTCACACACAAATTTCCGCAATAGTATTCCATATCAAGTCATTAAAACATTAACACATTCCATTTTCTAATCTCAATCCACAGCTCCCTGTGCCACCTCTCAGCCACTAACGACAGATCGCCATACCACGCCGCCCAATTCCTTCACAGCATAAAGGCGAATCCTACGAGCCAAAGCGCTGTCGCTCTCATAATGCAAAGCCTTCCAAACCATCACATTCGAGCAGCCAAACAATTCCCGCAGCCGCTTCTTAGCACTCTCCACTACCATCACCTGTCTCTTGCCAACATAACTCCCGTTCACACTCTCATTCAAATCACTCACACTCACATCACCCGAGCCTCCATCATTCCCACCCGAGCAGCTGACATTCCCACCCGAGCAGCTATCACTCACCGATGGGAGACTAACACCCGATGAGAAACCCTCACAATAGCTGTCCGAAACCGCCTCCATTGCAGCCTTCGAAGCAATCTTCTCCTCCAAATCCATTTCCTTGCCAATAACCTTTAACTTTCCCTTTTCCTTTAACTTTCCCATTCTCGTTCCCTTTCGCATTTCTAACTTCATTAAAACCTAATTTAAATAGCATTACCTAATTCTCACTGCATACCTCGCGATGCCACCTCTCACTGCAAAATCTCCAATCTTGCCAACTCACTCCGCAGAGGTATTAATTCTTCATTCTTAATTTAAAATCGCACCCTCAATCCGGCATACTCTCCACAAGACGCTCCAAAGCACGCAAAGCAGCCCAGCTCTTCCCCTCCCTAATACGACGACGCTCCATAATCAATCGCTCCAGACTAAGTCTGTTCAAACGCTCCAGAGCCTCCCAATATTCCAATCCATACTCATCCTCACCCTTACCTCGCAGCTCCTTCGCACTCTCCGAAACACGAGCCTCCACAGCATCTATCGAGCAAGCACCATCCGCAGCCGCATCTTTCCTATCCAACGAGGAAACACCATCCGCAGCCGCATCTTTCACTGCAAAATCCCTAATCTTGCCAACTCTTTCGTTCATAACATTCAATTTTTAAAACATTATTAATATTCATTACTCTCTCTCAAGCCACAGCAGCACGAATCAAACCGCCATAACTCCCTCCATTCATCCACCCACCCTCCATCATCCATTCATCTTCCATTCATCTTCCATCCATCTTCCATCCATCTTCCATCCATCATCCATTCATCATCCATCCATCATCCATTCATCCTCCATTCATCATCCATTCATCATCCATTCATATTCCATTCATCATCTTTTCCGCTCCCTAAACCGCTGCAGCACTCTTCATCCTGCCTCGCTGGTGAGCCGCAGCCCTCTTCATCCTGCCTCCCTCCTCTTCCGCTTCCGCATCTATCTCTCTTCCGCATCTACACCCCCCAATCATCCTCAATTCCACCCCCTTTT